GTATTTGATGAACTTATTGGTTATGAAGGTTGGGAAGATCACGAATACAAAGCTTTTCATGAATTCCTTGATGAAACAGGTTATTTCTGGGAATGTATTGGAACAACAGCAACAACGATCGTAGCAATGAGAATTTTTAAGCCATGATTGTAGGATTCACATGCGGCGCTTTTGATCTGTTTCATGCAGGTCATATAACTATGATGGCTGAATGCAAAACAAAATGTGATTATCTAATAGTTGGTCTTCATACTGATCCTTCTTCTGAAAGAAAAGAAAAGAATAAACCCATTCAATCAACATTCGAAAGATACTTGCAGCTCACAGGCTGCAAGTATGTTGATCAAATAGTTCCTTATGATACTGAACACGATTTAAGGAATATTCTTGCAACGTTGAATATAAATATAAGGTTCGTTGGAATAGACCATGTTCGTGGTCCAATTACAGCAGAAGATGTATGTAAACTGCGAAATATTGAAATTCGTTTCAATGAAAGATACCATGATTTTAGTTCTAGTGAATTGAGAAAAAGAATTGGAAAAGAAAAGAGCAGTATTCTTTGATCGTGATGGCGTAATAAACGAGCTCGTCGAGCGAGCTGATGGTGAATTTACTTCGCCATGGACCATTGACGAATTCAAATTTAAACCATATGTAAAAGAAGCCATTAAAACAGTAAAAGATCTTGGGTTTATGACGTTTGTTGTAACCAATCAACCTGGCGTACATGATGGATATATGGATAGAAGTCAGCTAGACCTTATCAGTACTATGATGAAGAGATGGCTTGGTATTGATGATGTACTGGCAGCATTAGATAAAAAATCAGATTTTTACAAGCCTAACAATGGAATGATTGAACATTTTATTGAAGCGTATAATATTGATCGAGATGGAAGCTATATAATTGGCGACCGTTGGAAAGATATCGTTCCAGGTATCAACAGCAAGCTTACAACATTATTCGTTGGAAGCGAATACAAATACCCATTTGAGTTTAGAGAATACCAACCTGATTATATATGCATCGACGTTTTAGATGCATGCTGCACAATATTGGAGATAGAAAATGCAGGGATTCGAAGAAAATGAAGTTTCAAAGAACGCTTTTGGTGGTACTGAGATTACCAAGCGTAGTTTAGCCAAGCTTGTACCAGAAGAGCTGGCAAGCGAATTTCAAATTATTCCTTCTAGGGTAAGAGAAATTGAAGAAGATAAGATCAGAGTTTATTGGCTTCATGATCTAGCAGAAGATCCAGAACTCAGTCATCTAAAGGAAGAGAACAGCCGAAATCGTTTTCATAAGTTTGTATTCAACTGTCATTGGCAATTGAACGACTTTATTACTAAAGTTGGTATTCCTTTGAATGAAAAAGTAAAGGTAATTGAAACTCCTGTAGAACCTATTGAGTTTGTTGAAAAAGAAACTGATAAGGTTAATCTTATATATTTTTCAACACCTCAGCGTGGTTTAGAAATTTTGGTTCCTGTTTTCGAAGAACTTGCCAAAACTAGACCAAACGTTCATCTTAATGTGTTTTCAAGCTTTAAGATCTATGGCTGGGATGATGCTGATAAACAGTTTGAACCTCTTTATGACAGAATTCGTAACCATCCACAGATGACATATCATGGGTTTTCACCAAGAGAAACTCTTACCGAGTACCTTCAAAAGTCACATATCCTTGCTTATCCATGTATTTGGAAGGAAACAGCTTGTCGTGTGTTGATTGAGTCAATGTCAGCTGGCTTGATTTGCGTCCATCCTAATCTTGCTGCTCTATCTGATACTGGCGCCCAGTTAACTTCATCTTATCAGTTTATGGACGATATGAACAAGCATGCTCAGATTTTCTATGCTAATTTGTCTCATGCTGTTGATGTTGTACACCAAGAACAAGTTCAAAACTATCTAAAGTTTGTAAAGGCTTATACAGACAGAAGATTCAACCCGAGCATGATTGCTACTCAGTGGGAAAATATGATGACTGATCTTAAGAATCAGTACCCAACAGTTGAGTCTCGTAAGATTCCGAGTCAGACTTTGATTTACAGAACAACATGATAGTTACGAAAACTCCATTAAGAGTTAGTTTTTTTGGCGGTGGAAGCGATATACCTGAGTTTTACGAGAATAACGAAGGTTTATGCGTTTCTGCTGCCATTAATAGCTATATCTACATTGCAGCGCATCAATGCGTAGCTCCGCATCTCAAGGTTATCTACTCTGAGTTGGAGCTAGAGCACGATATCGAAAAAATCAAACATAACAGAGTAAGAGAAGTTCTAAAAGAATTCGATATTACATCTAATATGGAAATTTGTAGTTTTTCTGATATACCTGTCAAAGGAACTGGTCTTGGTTCTTCTTCTACTTTTACTGTTGGGTTGATTAACGCCATAAACAAGATAAGGTATCCTTTTAGAGATATTTCAAAAAAAGAATTAGCTGAAATTGCATCTTATGTAGAAATTGAAAGATGTAAAGAGCCAATTGGTAAGCAAGACCAATATGCAGCTGCTTATGGTGGTCTTAAAGCCTATAGGTTCAGTAAAAAAGATGTGGAAGTCAGAAGAGTAAACACAAGCAACATTACAGATAGAGTATTATCTGATAGATTAATGTGTTTCAATACTGGCGTTAATAGGCTCGCATCGAGTATTCTTACTGAACAGGTCGATAAGCTAAAAAACAATGTAAATGTTGATTTAACAAGAACACTAGTTAATATGGCTGAGCGTTCTATTGTGATGTTAGAGAATAACAAACTTGACGACTTTGGGGCGCTTTTGAACGATGCATGGCAGGTTAAAAAACAACTCTCAAGCAATGTATCTAACGATAGTATTGATGAAATGTACGAAAGAGGTATAAAAGCAGGAGCTCTTGGTGGTAAAATACTAGGAGCTGGAGGCGGTGGATATCTCCTTTTCTATGTGACTGAAAAAGATCGTCGTAGGGTTTTCAATGAAATGACTAAATCATACGAACATTTTCCCATCAGATTCGATTACAATGGTTCAACAATTGAGATGAAATCATGAAAACAGATTTTCTTAACTATCGTAAAATGCTCAATGAAGCTCTAGACACAGTAGATATGGAATGGCTAGAGATGATGAAAGAAGAGATTCTGAGGATGGCTAGAGATGGCCATCCTTTATTGGTCTGTGGTAATGGTGGGTCAGCAGCAATTGCAGAGCATATGTCTTGCGACCACACAAAGGGCGTATGCGTTGATACCAACCTTTCTCCCTATGTAATTTCTCTTTCGTCAAATATGGCTCTTACTTCAGCCATATCCAACGATATGAATTATCACGAAATCTTTTCAAAACAAGTCGAATGGTTCAATGCGCCCAACGCAGGGCTGCTAGTGATCTCATCAAGTGGTAACTCTCCAAACATCCTTAAGGCTTTGATAGCAGCCAAGAAGCGTAATATGACCACTATGGCTCTACTCGGCTTCGATGGTGGTGCAGCGAAAGATCTAGCTCATATCCCAGTACATGTAAATTACAAAAATTATGGTGTTGTAGAAGATTGCCATCAAATCATTATGCACTCTATTGCACAGCATATTAGATCTAACTTTGCTATCGAACCGAGAGCGTTGCGGTTGTAATTAACTAAATAATAACAGTTGACTAATACTCAATTATAGGGTATGATATATCTAGAATGGAAACCAAATGGATAGTAATAACGTTATTCAATTTCCAAAAAAGAATAACAATATAAACCGAGACGAAATAGCAATGGAAGAAATTGCTCATAACGTTACCATGATGAAACACTATCACATACAGGAAACAATAACTAACCTTGCTCCTATCATCTTCAATAATCTTGAAATAGCTGGGTTTGGTATTTCTGACGACGAAGATATGGAAATCGTTCGTGATGGAGCATTCATCATAGAAACAATAAGATCGATCCTATGCAAGCATTATAATATATACCATCCCTTTCAGCAGATAGCAGATAATATCTTCGAACCAGATGATGAAGAAGAAGGTGCTCTACGAATCGTAGAAAAACTAAATCTTAAGCTTAAAAAAAGCGAAGTTGTGGAAATAATCTAACAGGTGAAATGTGATCATTGTTGATTTGAATCAGGTTATGTTGTCTAATTTGCTTATGCAGCTAGGCAACCACACGAATGCCCAGCTCGAAGAAAATATGGTTCGCCATATGATTCTTAACTCTCTCCGCTCTTACAAAACAAAATTTGCTGACGAGTATGGCGAGATGGTTATTGCTTGCGATAACACCAACTACTGGCGCAAGCAGAAGTTCCCTTACTACAAGGCTAATCGTAAGAAGGCTCAAGAGAAGTCCGAAATGGACTGGAAGTCTATCTTCGAATGCATGAACAAAATTCGTTCAGAGCTTAAAGAATATTTCCCTTACAGAGTTATTGATATTGAAGCTGCTGAAGCTGACGACATCATCAGTACTCTCGTAAGGATACATTCTTTTGAAAAGATACTAATTCTTTCTGGCGACAAGGACTTCATACAACTACACACATATGGTAATGTCAAACAGTATGATCCTACTCGCAAAAAGTGGATCAACCACGAAAATCCAGAAAGATATTTGGCAGAGCATATTCTCAAGGGAGATAGCGGTGATGGCGTTCCTAACGTACTTTCTTCTGACAATTGTTTTGTTATTGGGGAACGTCAAAAGCCGCTGACTCAGAAAAAAATTGATGCGTTGTTAGAAATTGGGTTAGAGGGCAAATTCGATCATCCTCTTGCTCGTAATTTTATGCGAAACAAAGAACTAATTGATCTTAGAAATGTTCCGCAAGAAATTGGCGCTAAGGTTGTTGAGTCGTATGACAGACAAGAAGGCAAGGGTCGAGAAAAACTGATGAACTATTTCATCGCTAACAAACTGAAAAACTTAATGGAATCTATCGGAGAATTTTAATGGTAATTGGATTAGCAGAATTTTTAGAAAAAGTAGGTAAGCTTAAGAAAACACAAGAAAAGATCGACGCTCTTAAGTATAATGATAGCTTGCCTTTACGAGTTATCCTACAAGCAGCATATGACCCAAGTGTTAAGTGGGCTTTACCTCCTGGTGTTCCCCCATACAAGCCTAATGAACTTGTTGACCAGGAAAATGTTTTGATTAAGAATTGTGAAAAGCTTAGGTATTACATCGAAGGTTTTCATGAAAACCTAAATCAACTTAAAAGAGAATCAATGTTCGTTGAGTTGCTTGAGAATGTAGCACCAAAGGACGCAGAACTTCTTTGTCATATCAAAGATAAGAAACCTATCAAGGGTATTACTCTTCAACATGTAACAGAGGCACTTCCAGGACTAATCAATGAGCAAGCAGTTTAAAAAGTTTCGTAAGAATGATTACTATGATGACGATAATGAGAACTTTGTTGTCAGATCTAACTATATCCAAAGAAAAACTGAAAAGAGAGTTGATAGGGCATTAAAAACTAAAGACATTTCTGCTCTTGTAGAAGACGAAGAAAGTGATTATCCTTACGATAATATCTACGACGAAATGGCTGATGATTGGCCAGAAGATGAGAGACGTTGATGCCAACATATAAGTTTCTAAACAATGACACTGGCGAAGAGTATGAAGAGTTTATGAGCATCTCTGCTCGTGAAGTTTACCTAAGTGAAAACCCAAATTTAACGCAACTAGTAAATGGTGCTCCTCTACTTCATTCTGGTAGAGGTTTACAGAAGCCTGACTCTGGCTTCAGAGATATCCTCAAAAATATTAAACGTGAAAGCCAGAGAGGAATAAGCAGAAGCACCATCAACACATTTTAAAGGGTAAAAATGGAAGCGAAAAGATTAACAAGAAAAGAAAAGAGAATCCTTCGTCAATCCGATCAAAAAGTGGTCAACATACAGGAAAAGATAAACTTTAATCTTAAACGAATAGAACCAG